CTCTAGTTCCGAGATAGAAACCTACGTTACGACCAGTATCATTTTGCCCTAATCTGCAAAAAGATGCCGCACATCTATCTCCACCAGCAGTAAATGCAGGGTCAAATCCACAAACAACCCTAGTTCTGCCACTCCAAACGGGTTCAAAGTTCAAATCGCATCCAGCAATGAATGCTTTTGATAAAATTGTAAGTTCTACAGAGTTATCGGGCCACCAACCATAAACATTTCGCCAATATTCTAGGGCATTTTTATTGCCATAGCATATTTTTAATGTTGCCTCCATTTTTTTATAAGTCAGAAAGTTCTTAAAAGGAGGTATTTCTGCATCTGGAGCTTGAAGATTTGGACTTTCTTCTCCAGAAAGGTGCAAGGCAACCCCTGTACGGGTTTTCCATCTCTTGGTGTACCTATTCACAGACTCCCATCCCATAGGATCATCGGGTTCGCATAGCTCCGTATGTGGGTTATTTGCCGTATTTGATGGGTTTGCCATGCCTCCAAACAAAACATCATCGTTTCCTGCGGTAAAATTTGATCGCACATTAAGGCAATACAGATCCATTTCTGCCAATTCATCTAAAAAAACTCTCACTCGTTCGTTTTTCCTACCCCGCATATTATCAACCGCTTTTTGACCTTCGCCTCCTTTTGGAAAAGCAACTGCTTTGATGGCATTTGTATAGTCTCGTTCCGTATCACGAGTATCAATCGACTCAAAAACAATCATTCTTCGGTACTCAACCAGATTTCCAATGGTTGCAGTCTTGTATTGGGTTTGAATATTACGCATTGCCGTCCTGTAAAGGGTGCAAACTTTACCCCACAAACGGTCTTCAGATGCATCCAAAGAGGTAGATGCAACGTATGTTGAGGTGACTGTGGGAGCTGAAATCCAATCCATCACGATACAAGCCGCCACAGAAAACGTCTTTCCGCTGGATGCACACCCTGCAATTCCCCAATCATTTTCGTTGCAGAACAAATCAATGATGTCTAGGGCATAATTATTCGGGATTCCTTGCGAATGGAGTAACACATCGTTGCCATAAATAAGGTTAAAGCAATTAACCATATGTTGAGCAGGATTTTTAAGGTCAGTATCCTCAATTCTTATTCCTCGTTTAATCCTTTCTCGCCTTCCAAACTCTCCACGGGTTAATGCATAGCAAGAAAGCTCACGAACAAACTGTGGAACAGTCTCTAAATATGGGATGCCATATGTTGTGTCTTTTGGTGCATCCAAAACCAATCCGTTATATTCCATGTGGATTAACTATTGACAAAAATATAAAAAGAATGCAAATCATTTGAGCTACATGAGACTAAAGGATAAAAACGGGCCGATCCCAAGTGGACTCTGGTATGAGTACAGCGATGACAAGGGAACTAAATATCGTGTCAATGGAATGGAGATGACTTATGGCAGACAATTCTCCAACAAAGTTGCCAGTGACATGAAAAATAACAATGTGGAAGTGCCAGATAATTTAGATTACTTGATCGAACAACAAATTTGTGGGAGAATCCCAGGTCAATACTGTTGGCAAGAAGCTGGCGACAAGGTGGCTAATGTAATACATACATTTGCTAGCTTGGGTGATCGTGTTGCGGCAACACTTGGGGTTCAAACGAACCTTGAACAAGCCGCAAGGGGTTGCACCGCTTGTCAAAAACGCAGACAAGCAATGAACCAAACACTAGGCTAAAATGGCAAAAACAAAAAGAATTGTAAATCGTGAGGGTGTCTCCAGTTGGGGTTTTAATACCATCAACTCTAATGGTGTAGCACCTACTAGCCGTGTCCAAACAGCCAATGATGCATTTACAATTTGCTGGAACCTTCGATTAGACAATGCTGGTCGTGAACGTAAGTGGGGACGTATCTACAAATGTTATAAAGGTTTCCCCCCACAGATTATAGTCAGGTAGCCGCAAGGCAGATGCAAGGAATGAGCAATGTTCCATTCCGTCAAATGAAATTCATCGTTGATAACCAAAAGTCTAGTTTTGTGGACATGGTTATGGAGCGAAATACTGCCGCAAATATCACAACCAAGATTGGTAATCCTACCGAAAAGAAAATATGGAGTGATATTATCAGTGTGGGATTTGATCGGATGCTCCGTTCTTGGCCTTCCTATAACTACAATGTTGAATTGGATGTTGAGGAAATGAGCTTGTATGGAAAGGGATTTGAGATTGCGGAAGATAGGGATGGGTGGCCCACAAAAAGTTTCCATAACTCCAATGTCTTGATTCCAGATAAAACGTATGCCGATCTTACCAACTTGGGTGAGCTTTGCATCAAGCGTAGCTATACGCCACTTGAGTTTTGGCTCAAAATTACTGGTGGAGAAGAAGATCCAGTAAAAGCAGAAGCACACGCAACCGAAATGGGTTGGAACTTTTGGGCTTGTGTAGATGCACTACGGATGTTCACGACGAACTATCGTAATACTTATACAAATACGGAATGGTTGAGGGACGTTGCATCTGGCAACATGAATCTTTCTCGTTTGTACACTCTCCGCATTGAGTTGTATGAACTCTACATCATGGAGTTTAACGGATCTATCTCCAAGATGCTTCTTCTCCAAAACTATGGAGGTCTTGTACTTGGCTACAAAGAAAATGGTCGTAAGGATCTTACGGAAGAAGAGTATCGTGATCAGACAGGATTCCTTTATTACAAAAAAGATTGGGTAGAAAAGGATGAGAATGGTTGGGAGGACATCATTGCCCCAATGACTGACTCAACTGGTTCTGGTATTTGGCATGAAATTCAGGGTCTTGCTGAAGCTATCTTTATCCAATGCCGAGCTTATGACATCCACATGAATCGTTTCATGGATGCAGTAGATTGGAATACTCGTTTGATGTTCAAAGGTGGTTCTGCTGAATCAACCAAGAAGCTCAAGCAGATGGAATGGATGCCATTTATGGTTCTTCCTCAAGATGTGGAACCACAACAAGTTTCCGTAAACATCCCATTCAACGAGGTGCTTTCTGGTATCCAGTTTTACCAAGCTGATCTTTATCGTGGAATTGGTGCATACAATATTGGCAATTACTCCAAGACAGGGAAGGCTAGGACGAAAGCTGAATCCCAAATGGATGCCGCTGAAAGTGCCAAGCTCCAAGGAACTCAAATTCGTAGGTTCAATGACAACCAGACTCGCTGGCTAAAGCTCCTCTACAAACGCATGAGCCGCACGACCAAGGGTGGTTATGGTTACAAACTCAAGCAGAAGTTTGTTGATTTCATGGAGGAGAATAATGTTCCAGCAGAAGCATGGAAATGGGAAAACATTGAGAACCTTGAATCCAATATGCTTTCTGGTTCTGGTAGCCCATCATACAAACTGATGGCGGCACAGCAGACTGTTTCACTCACGGGAATGACTCCTATGAATGATGGTCAGGCAAATGCTATCGCTGATGCGATTGCCGCATTGAATGGTCGCCAAAATGTGAACCGTTACTTCCAGCACACCAAGGTTGAGATCCCTGATGAGCAAGGAATCATCTCAATGGAGAACATTGGTATGACTGATCCAAAGGGTAATGCCGCTAACTTTAGGGTGTATCCAGATCAAAACCATGTGGAGCATTTCAAAGGTCATATCCAAGATGCCGCCGCATCTATGCAGGAAGCACAACAAGCCTTGCAGAGTGCTGGCGTTAATCCTCAAGCACCTACCCGTGGTCAAGTTGCCAACAATATGTCAGAGGAAGCTATTGATCTTATCAAAGACATCTACGCTTGCCTCATCCGCTTCAAAGGCCCACACCTTACTGCTCACCTTGGATTCATCCAGAAAGATCCTTCCAAGAAACAGATTGCCAAAGAATTTGGTCAGCAGATGCAACAGCTTCAACGTGGAACTGATGAACTTGGTAGCCAACTTGCTCAAATTGAGAAAGCCAATCAGCAACAGCAAGGTGATCAGAATATGTCGCCAGAGCAAGTCAAGCTCCATGCTCTTGTTGCTAAAGAATCCATGCAAACTGATTTCCTTCAGAAGAAAGAAAACATCAAACTGGCGGCAATGGCACAGAAAGCCAAGTTGCATGACACAATGGCAATGGAAAGGGCATCAACTGATCTTGCTACCAAGAGGGCAAAAGCCGCTAATGAAATCCAGATCCACAGGGCAAAGGCATCACAGGATGCACAAGCTATGCAGGATCAACATGAACAAGAGTTGGATCATAACGACCAACAAAACACACAGGACATGGCGGCACAGCAAGCCGCTATTGCACAGCAAGAACAACTAGCACAAAGCAACCCCGAAATAGGCAACCAGAATGGATAAAAACGTACTCAACCTAGCCGCATCAATCGTCAACGACAAACGCTTCACAGAATTAAAGTCCTCTTTGTATGAGGAGCTTGTTAAGCACGACCATGCAACTGTAGTTTCTGTATTCAAGACCCTCCAAGAGTGGGCAACGGAAGCAGAAGATAATAAATTTGAGACAGTAGAACGTCCCAAAGTATCTAAAATAGCCACACATGATCTTGATCTTGATCCTGATCTTGATGACTCACTAACGCCAGAAGAACTTAATCTCCGCAAGTAACCACAACCACAAAACACCATGTCTGAACAACCTATTGACCCTGCACAGAACCCAAATCTTACCGCCGCATCTGCCGCTGACAAAGCCGCAAGAGAAGCCGCTGTAAAACAAGCTGATGCTTTTTTCAAGAGCGACATCAAAGAAGCTCCAAAGGGAAACCCTACAGATTTGTTTAAGAAAATGGCAGAGAAGTTGAATCAAGATTCTTCTCAATTCCAAGATAAGGTTGATGAGGAAAAACAAGCTAGGCGTGAAGCAGTAGAAAATAGGGAAGAACCAGAAGTTAAGGCATCGTCCGTTGAAGATGATAAGAAGCCTGGATACATCAAGACTCTAAAGCAGACCAACGAACAGCTTTCTAAAGAAGCCGCTGAACTGAAAGCCAAGGTTGCAGAATATGAGAAGTCCAAACAAGAGATTGAGGAGCTTCGTTCCAAGATCGACGATAGTGAAACAAAGAAGCAAGTTGAGAAACTCCAGAAGGAATTGGAATTGGCAATCAAAGAAAAGCAAGAGCGTGAAGAAGCACTCTCCAATGATCTTGAACAGCTTCGCAAAGCAAATGCATTCCTTAACCTTCCTGCTGATCCAGTATTCAAAGAGAATTATGATCAACCTATTCTCAATGGTTATAGTCAGATCAAAATGATCCTTGGGGAAGACCCTACATACGTTACGGAATTTGAGAAAGCTGTTGCCGCATATGAAACATCACTTCGCACAACAGATCAGAATGAAAGATCCAGACAGCGTGAGATTTCCAAACAGACTCTTAATGCCATCTACGAGAATCTCTCTCCTATGGAACAGGCTAAATTCAATACTACAGCTTACGATGTTCTTGGTAAGGTTGAGAATCGTATCCAAGCTCTCCAGAATTGGGAGATAACCAAAGCACAAGCTGATGAGGAGAAGGCTCGTCGTGCAACAATGACCAAATCCCAAATTGGAAAACGCTGGCAAGATGCTTATCTCCAAGCCAAGCAGTCCCTTGAAGACTCCATCAAGTATCCAGAGGAGATTGCAAAGATTATTGCATCCCAAAAGATTGATGATGATACAACGGAAGATGAGTTGATTGCTGAAGCGGCATTGCGTGAGAACAGCAACTACGTGCCAGAGGAAATTACGAGGGTTCTTAACCAAGGTTCGAAATACAAAAAATTAAAGGCTTATACGTTTGCTCAAGAAAAGCAAATTGCAGAGCTTAAAGAAACCATCAAAAAGATGCGTGGATCTTCCACATCTGATGGTCTCATGGGATCTTCTTCATCTGGCAAAGCAACGGAAGTGGAGGAAAGAACTCCAGCAAGTTTATTTGCCAAATTTAGAAATAGATAAATTAATTGTTGACGA